TTCCTTAATCGTTAAGTTCGTTGTAACATGAGTTATTGCCTCATGTCTCAACTCGTACCGACATTGGAAAATATACTGCATCACGTTTAGTTCAGTACCGAAATACTTTGCAGGGATTGGCTCGCGTCCTAGTTCATCAAAACAGATCATTCGCGGAGTACCGTTGTTGTAAGTATACAATTCTAGTGCATCCTTTCCGCGCATCGAAAAACCGTTTGCAATACAGGAAGCCGAATCAATCCTAAAGCCACCGATCGGATAGCCGCCCTTTGTTTTGCCGCGTGTGAAATAACTATATCGGTTTAGAATCTGCATGATAGTGCTTTTTCCTGTACCGATGTCACCTCGTAACAATAACCCTTTATTTGAATCTAGCTTCTCGGATCGTCCTTCGGTATACAAAAACAATTGATTCATTATGTTTCTATTCGAATCGTCAATCTTAAAACCGGGGCAAACGTATTTGCAGCACGCTTTAAACCATTCCGGACGCTTCTCTACTTCTATCGGCTCGTCATAGTACGGTAGTCCGTATGATAGTATTGTCGCTATCGGTAGAGTCTGTTTGCTTCTTGTTTCCATATTCGCATTTATCGTTTTTTAGTTCGAATAACCCCGACCAATTATTAGCAATCGATTCATTTACGATTTGCCCCGCAATCACCGGATCATTCTTGCTCAATTTTACCAGTTTGTTATAACACGCTTTTAGTGACTTTTCCGATTTGTAATTTTCACGCCTGTCTTTCTTGTATTCAAGCCAAAGCGAAAACGCTTCTAAAAACTCGTCAGATATAAAATCAAAATCTCCATGAGAGACTTTAGAGAGTATATTTCTGTTTGGTTTCTGTTTTAGTTTATTATAGTCTGTACTATCCCCCGTATCATTGACTCCCTTATCTACTGTATCATTGGCTGTTCGATTAACTCCCTTATTGGCTGTATCATTGGCTATAAAATTTACAGTAGTAGTTACAGTGGTTTTAAATTCCTTCACGAAAGAATAAGAGCTTATAATACGTTTGTTCTTACCAGATTTATAATAAATCAATCCTGCATTTATTAAAGACTCACGGGCTTTTATTAGTGTTTTCTCATTCACGTTAAGCGCAAAACAAAGTTCAATGTTCGAGCAATCGAAAACGTCCCTCCAATCTTCGCCGTTACAAATAGCCACTAATTCGTAAAAAAGGGCTTGCTCGGTGGCGGTAAATCTGAAACGTCGTCGCGCTTTTCGCATCTTTTCAGTTAGCGTATATCCGTCTATATTCATCACACTTATAAAGTCTATCGAGCAACATAATAACTACAAATCCTTATCCCGATCGCCCGCCCCACTTTCAGGACGGAACAATAGCAAATAAAATTATTCTCTCTTCCTCCGTTGCGACACGTTCGGCAATCGTGTTTTACTGGTTTCTGTACTGTTTTCTTCACCATTCTTATACCTCCTTTATTTTAATTCCATGAACGTAAAGCATGAGCTTACGTTTGATTATATACTCCTTTGTCCGAACACCTTTAGTATCTTCGACGATATACTCACCATCCCGATAATAAACGAAATCCGCGATGTAGTAAACTCCTCGTTCGATCAGCTTCTTTTTACGTAGTATCTTCCGCACTCCCTGTACTTCATAGAAACGATATTGAGGCGAAATAAGCTCGTATTTTACTTGCTCTTGCAATCCGGTTATAATCCCCTTCTTTTCGAGTAGTTTCAACTCCTTAGCGCGTCGATATTCCTTTTTAGAGTCGTATCCGTCTATTTTTACATTGTTATACTTTGCCATATATTTAAAATTATTTGTCGTCTAACCAGATATTCACTACGCTGATTAGACGTAGAACATTAAACTTAAATACGAGGGCTTTCACCTCACACCGTCCTTTTCGGCGGCATTATTGGTTAGTAATATTATTTGGTAAAGTATTTATTTTTTAGCTTCATACGGATAAACGTCTACAATCGCCGTTTCTTTGAGAAGAATCGAAGAATAATCCGCCATCGTTCCTTTCATACCTTCGTCGAGTTTCTTCATTGCGTCGTGAATGTCCGCCGCCTGTATGAGTACGTTTGTATAAGTCCGTTTCTCCTTGCTGCTTTTCTCATCAAGCGTAATGAAAGCGAGTCGCCCAGCAAACCATTTATCGGCGGAATCCTCTTCGCTCGTAAATATCTCGCTATAATGTGCGCGGGAAATGTCGGACACTGTGAACTCACCGGAGATAAACGGCGTTACTTCTTCGATTATTCGTGCTTCTGCTTCGGTAAAACTTAGCGCATCGACCAAATACGGTTCGGTTACCTTCTTTTGCATTCCGTTTTCCATTACTTTCTCGTAACGGATTTTACATAAAAACCAAGTGTGCATAATTTTGTGTTTATTAAAGTGTTTATAAAAATGTGATTAATCGTGTTGTGTTAGTGTTGTGACGGTACTTTCTTCGTCAGTTTCTTTAATTCCTTCCGTATCTTATAAATCTGATTTTTAACCGGAACACTGTTTTTCGCTTCCGGCTTTAACGCCTCGATCTGCATCTTTAATTTTAAAACCTCTTTTGCCTTATCGACACAATCAAGCAAGTCCAGACCGGAACGGATAGATTCGTCTATCATCTCGCTAGCCAACCGGATTCGATCATAGAGTTTCTTTATATTCTCCACGTGATCGGCTCGATTCATTTCGAGTATTCGACCGTCGTTTACATAGCCGTCATAAATGACATAATACAACTTGTCTACGTCCGGACGCCCTAGAAAATGTCCGAGGAATTGCCAATAATATTCGTCTTTTTCGTCGATGGTATTTCCGAACTGCAGCGATTCGATCTTTCCTTGCGACATCGGGCACTTGATCCCACCCAGAGCGATAACTTTCCCGTCAAATCCGTACACATAGAAATCCGGTGAATCTCCGAATCCTTCAAACGGTTCATTGAAAACAATGTCCTTAAAATCGGTTGTACACGACTTGATCTCGTTCATTAACTGGCTCCGTACCCATTCGACCGCTAGCGGTTCGTTTTCATGTCCCCAATCAAACGCCTTGTTACTTCCACTTTCTCGCATCGTCCCGGTTCTCCGCTCGTATCGTACTAAATACATCGCGTCTAACGCACCTTTACCAAAGGGACAACCTTTACCCGCTTTCATCAGATCGGGAAGCGTAGAGGCGGTTATTTTGCCCCGTCTCTTTTCCTTCCATTCGATTTCTTTTTGTTCACTTGATTTCATGTGCTACTAATTCTTTGATTTGTTCTTTAGTTAGTTTATATTTCGTCTGTACCTGTGCGACCGTAAAACCACCTGCCAGACCATCGAGGATATTTTTCCAGATTGCCGATCCTGTCTCAACAGTAGGCAATGAGTTTTCTACTTTCGGAAGAAAAGGACGAATACGAAGCGAATCAACCTTTTCGCCGAAAGCGTCAACTAATACCGCTCCGATTTGGATTTGCTTGTTTATCCATGACTCAAAATTCGGATTCTTGAAAATTTTCGTCAATGTTTTGCAGTTCGTCCGGTTGAGGATCATCGGTTTCACATTTTCGAGGAAATAAGCGACGAAACATTCTTCTTTCTTTCCAGACGCGCCGACTATCTGCTCTTTTTTCGTTTCGCGGATAGTGAGGATTATATCTTTCCCATCCGGTAGGCTGTAAGCGCCTAGATAGTCGTAATTAAATTGAGTTTTCCAATGTGTCATTATCGTGTTGTTTGGTTATTTAAACATCGCTTTCAGTATGGAAACGAGAAGGATTATAGTTAGCAAAGCAGTTACAGGAATCCATAAGGGAGACGTTACCCACCACCAAGACCAATTAATGTAATTTGTGAGTTTCAATACAATGAAAACAATAGTAAGAAGCCCGCAAAAACCAATTTCACTACCTTTTGAATTATTATTTGTACTCATATTCTTTGTGCGGTTGCCTAATACACCGGAAGGTTTTATTATTTTATTAAAAGTTATCTCTTTCTCCCTGATAAAGCGATTCGTAACAACAAGCGCAAACAGTGATTATCTTTGTGCCATGTCTGCCACGTTCGTACGTTTCGACCTCTAATTCTATCTCTTCGCCCGGTTCTATCTCTTCGCCGCAATCTTCGCAAACTAGAGTATCAGAAGGGCACGCGCCAAGAACCGTACAAATTCGACAATTACCGATACATTGAGGATTCGCCGCCATGTCGTTTCGTGTTTAGATAGTTACAGACTAGCACATAGATAACCGTAATAAATACGATCAATAGTGCAATAATTAATTTGCCCGACTCCGGCTCGCCTTCTGCAAGGCTGCACGCTGAAAGCATTAAGATAATAGCGGCGGGACTTTGTTTTAGTGTTAGCATGGTGTTTGTTTTATACTACCTTATTACTCTGTATGAATCTATCTATACTCGATAAATCGTACCAGATCATTTTTCCAAATTGAGAAAAAGAAATGAGAGCTTTTTCCCGTAACGTTCTCAAAAAATCATCCGAGCATCCTATATAGGATTTTGCTTCGTCTTTACTAAGCCACTTCTTCACTATTGGCTCAACTTTTCCGGTTACTCTAGTTCGTCCCATTGTTCATTATTCAATCGTGTAACAATTAGATTATCTTTATCGGTTTCCGTCGTAAACAGTAGACCTTCGTCATATTTTAGATTTGTACAGGTCGGTCTAACTGAATTTCTTTTAGAACGAGGGAAGGTCATTGTTTCCCCGGGCTGCATCCCCCTTAAAAGGGCAGTTAATTCGTTTCTTTTTCGTCTCATTGTCGTGTATCGTGTTATGTAGCCCCGAAGGGCTACGGATTAATATTAAATAGCTGCTTTCAATCGCTCTATATCTCTTATTAATTTTTCTTGCCTTGCTACTTCATTATCTGCCATTCCGTCAAGCCCGAGACTTGCATACCATTCTGCATTATTAACAGCCTCTTCTAATGCTATTTCTTTTTTCGAAATTAATGCATTAATGGCGTTCTTATCACGGCTTTCGATTAATATCTCTAAGGCTGTCTTTCTGGTTAAAGTGCTAGTTGCTTTCATAATCGTATTTATTATGTAACCCCGAAGGGCACGGATTAATATTAAATCTTCTGATAACCGAATGAGTTCATAAATTTCTCTGCGCCCTTGAACGTTTTGAAAGTCTTACTACTAGCGAGTGTACACGCTAAGAATCTTTGTCCGGCTGTTGTATTAATCAAGCTAACACAACATACCGTTTCGCTTCCTGCTTTTTTAAATTCTACGTCTCCGATCATTCCTATTTCCATTATTATCTATATTGTGCAGGGCTCTCGCCCCGCCAGTTATTTTTTTTGTTATCTTATTTAATGCCGCAAAGTTTTGAAATTCTCAATAACTCTTCATCGCTCATAAATGCGAGGTCGAAAAATATACCTTCATCGAAAGGTTTGTTTTCAGCTAAAGCGGCTTGTTTCATGCTAACCATTATTTGAGTTATCGTATTGCCTTTTTCTTTATCGCTCATTCCTGCTTTCATAATTCTATACTTTTATTTGTTAGTTCTTGATTGATTGATTAACTTTGATGCGACAAAG